GCCGTCAACGTCGGACGGGCGCAAGCCCAGGGCGGCGCACTGCATGAAGCAGGAAAGGACGCTTACCGGCGTGCATTCCGCCAGGGCCGGCGTGCGGTTGATGCTGCTGATGCACATCTGCAGCAATGCCTCGCTGTCGAGGTTGCCTCCGATGACACGCGCGATCTGCGGCCATGAATGCTCCACAAGCTGCTTGAGCCTGCCCCTCGGGTTGAGCGGCTGCAACTGCTGTCCCTGTGCCTGCTGTGCGATCTGTCCCATGATTATTGCTCCTTTTCTTCGATGGTTTTGAAGGTGAATTTGCGGTATGTGGTGGCTTTGACGACGTATTCCTTGCGTGTCGTCGGCTTGTAGGTGGCTTGGAGGTTGCCGCAGCGCACGCCCGTATGCGAGCCGATGCGCAGGATGATCTGCTCCTGCAATTCCTTTTGCGTGGCCTTCATGTCATGAAGCATTCCGGTGGCGCTCTCGTATCTTGCGAGCAGGTCGTAGAGGTCATCGTCGTCGCTTTCGTCCACGATGTCCGGAGTGGGCTCGGGGAATGCCTTCTGCACGTCCGCTCCGGTCAATTGCGGTGGAGTGCCAGAAGTGACGAAACGCCAGAAGTCGGCTGCGGCCTTGTCGATCGCGGCCATATCCTCCACGTCGGCCTCGAACGGTATTTCCACCGGCTCGTCGTCTCCGATGGCCGCGTACACGTAGCCCCACATCCATCCAGTGACGAGCGCGTAGAACTCGACTTGAGCGAGATAGTAAGGCGGAATCCGGAGGTTGCCGTCCTCGTCATGCCAGTCCCCCGCTCGACGGTTACCAGCCGTTTTGATTTCGAGGATTCCAAAACTTCCGTCCTCCCTTTGCAGGATGCCGTCAAGGGAAGCTCGCAGGTATGGCCTCTCGCGGGCGATGAACTGCTTGTCCGTACCGTCCGTGACGAGCATTTCCGGATGATTGGCGCGGAATCGTTTCCTGAGCTCGTTCTCCAAGGCATTGCCGCGAATGACGGCCCACTTGTCGGAGATGTCCTCCGGTTCCACGCGGCCGGTCTTCTCAAGCCACAATTCGTAAGGCGTTTTGAAAGCGTTAAGGCCGAGGATCGTGCTCATGTCCGAGCCGCCCACACCAGCCTTACGGCTCTTCAGCCACGCGAGATGACGTTCCGTCTTCTTGCACTGCCTGAACCGCTCGACCGTGTAGCGTTCCGTGTCCTTGAGGGGAATACGCTTCATTTCTTCTCCACTTTCACTTCCTGAATTTCGGCATCGAAGTAATTGACAATCAGATTTGCGATGTCCATCGCGGACATTTTGAGTCGGGTGATTTCTTCCTTGTTCTCGGCCTTGACGGTGAAAACGCCGTCCTTGCTATCGAAATTGAGCTTCATTTTGCGTCCTTCGAGTAATTGGCCTTAATGTCCATCAATTCGCCGTTCAGCAGCTTGGTGGCGAATCCGTAGACGACTTTGTCGTTGGCATGGTATGCGGCACGCTGCAATGCTGAAATGGAGTCGTAAATATTAACCAGCGCGTTCACGATGACGGCGCGTGGGTTCTCCGTTTCGGACTGTGGCTTCTGTTCCTGGACTGTGACGGCGGTCATGATTTCTTCCTTCTTTCCGGTTGTGGTTGTTTCTCGTGTTTTGCGCGGCGAATGCTTATCAAAGGCCGGTAGCAGTCCTTCCTTGCGGAGTTGGCTGAGAATGTTGCCGACTGTTTTCTGGCTCAGGCCGAGCGTTTCGGCGGTTTCCTTGCCGTCGAACGGTTGGCCTTGGTCGATGCGTTTTTGGCAGTGCGCGAGGATGAGATCGCGTTTCGACGGTTCCTCCGGTTTCGCCGGAAGGCCTTGCGTGAGGAGTCCGGCCTTGCGTAACGCCCGCATTTCGGTGATGCTGAGGCCGGCTTCGCCTTGCTCGTCGTAAATGTTTTTCAGTTCGGCGAGTTCACTGTCCGTGTATTCGTGTTTCAATTCGTCCCCTTTCTGAGTCTTTCGATGAGCGCGTGGTTTTCGCGAATGAACTTGTCCATGTCGATTCCTTGCTGCGTGAGGGTCGGTTTGCCGGTGTCGACGAGTGCTTTCCCGTCGCTTGTGACATTTGGACTGCTCTGTATCCGTGTCACTGGAACGAACATGCCGTTTTTCATCTCGCCACCGTCCTTTGATACCTGTGCGCCAATGCCCACTTTTCCGCGACTTGACGTTGGTATCTGACCTTGCGCCTGTCCTGATGGCCTTCTGGCGGTTCCACGCCGATTTTCAAGTACGGCGGCCCCTTGCCGGTACTCCGCCAATTGGCAAGGGTGCGCACGCTCATGCCGAGCATGACGGCCAGTTCGCCTGGCGTGAGCAGATCGTCACTCATCGTCGGCGGGTGGGCAGTAGCGGCTGATGAAGTACGTCTGGCCTTGCCGGTGACCTTCGCGGTGCGGTTGATGGTCACGTGCCCGTCCGAATGGGTGATGGCGGTTTCCTTGATGCGGAACAGTCCCAAGTCCATGGCCTTCTGGGTCGGCACGTTGCGGTTCGAGCCGGTCTTGCCGAGATAACCGTCCTGCCGGAGAATCTCGAACAGTCGGTTCTGGCCGATATTCAAACCGTTCTGGCGCAGCATCTTCGCGAGTTCTCCGATGAGGCACGTGCCGTCCGACGCGGCCACCGCGTCCGCGAACCGCGCTTTCGGCTCCAACGCCTTGATGTGCTCGTACTGTTCGGCGATGCGTCGCTTCTGCGTTTCCATGGTGCGTTGGCCGATCATCACGGCCTTCGCGAGGATGGTCATGTCATCATCCATGTCCGTGGTTGGAATGTAGCCGCCAGTCTTGCGAATCTGCGGAAGCACCTCATGCGTCACCCAACGTTGGAACTCCTTCGCCTCCGGCTTCCGCGAACGCATGATGAGCTTGTACAGGCCGGGCTCAGAGATGATGAGAGGCGCACGCCCTGGCTGATTCCAAACCTCCGAATTACGGAGGTTTGTGATTTCGTCATCATCAAGAGCTTCGCGGAGATGATTTGTGTCATTGCCGAGGATGTCACATGCGTCCTTGGCGACGAACCAAGGCTCCCCCGCTTCGTCGGTCAGGGCGCGTAATGATGCACCCTTGAACTCGAATCGCTGGATTTCATTGCTCATTTGGAGCCTCCTAGTATTTGACTGCTTCGATGCGGGTGATGAAGAAGTGGATGCCGGGGGCGCATTCGTTCCACCGGTTGGTATCGAAGTCTTCGACGTGCACGGTTTCGCCTTTTTTGTAGGTGAAGTCTGGGTCGAATGAACTGTATGCCGTGGTGTCTGGTGGGAGGCTGTTGCCTTGCCTGTCTTGCAGGTCGAGAATTCGGGCTTTGTTGGCGCGGCATTTGCGTCCGGTGCTGTTGGAGCGTTTTGCGTCGGATGGAATGAGAAGTTTTACGATGATGGGCGCTCCGTCGAGTGCGAGGGCTTTTTTCCAGCCGATGATGTCGCCTTCATCCGGAAGGATGCTGGTTTGGGCGACGGTGAGTTCCGATAGGTTTGCACCGCGCAGGTCGGCACCGCGCAGGTCGGCACCGCGAAGGTTTGCACCGCGCAGGTCGGCACCGCGCAGGTCGGCGCGGAACAGGTCGGCGCGGAACAGGTCGGCACCGCGCAGGTCGGCACCGCGCAGGTCTGCACCGCGCAGGTATGCACCGAGTAGGCAGGCGGTTCCGTATTTTTTGAGGATGGCTTCGATGCTGTCGCCTTCGAGGATGCCGTTTGGCGTGGTGATTTTCATTGGTTTTCCTTTGCTTGTTGCAAGTGTGCCCCACCCTGACGAGTGGATGGGGCTGAGTGGCTGGCATTGGAGTCGGACCGATGCCGTCCTTGAATTCCGAACGCCCCTTTGACCGTTGGAACGCGACCTGAACGCGTTCACGGCCGGTGGCGTGGCCGACTGTGATTGAAGCAGTCAGGCATAGTAAGAAAGGAACCGCAGGCACCGGAGTGCCTGCATATATTTAGACAGGAGAAGATTGGAATCCGTGGACGGGCGAACCGTCGCCCAGCCGAAGCCACGACAGAAGTGTGTATGCAAACGCCGTGGCGGATTTGTTGTTTGTCGATATTCAGTTATGTGTTCCCGCCAGCCGACATGAGTGAACGTGGATGTCCGCGAAAACATCCCTAATTGGTTTGTTTTGTTGGACTGTCGGCTGGTGGGAAGTCTTTATTCTCGTGGGGCGAACCGCACGGTCAGCCATAGGACGGTCAGAATGTAGATGATGCTGACGAGGACGGTGGCGGTCTGTGAGTCCGCCGTCCGCCAAGTGAAAAGCAGTGTCGCCGATGCGGTGCAGGCGATGATGGCGAGCAGGGTCTTGACGCGGCGGAGCGTGTAGTTCGGTTTCGTGTTTCCTGCCTGTCCGCTGTCGTGCAGTTGGTCATGGCTGGTCATTTGCTTGCTTCCATTTCCTTGAGGATTCGATTGCATTCGCGTCGGACGCGCTGCACTTCGGTCTTGGTGAGGTTGAAGTAGTATTGGCCGGTCGATGTGCGGAAGCTTATTCGAGCCATCGGTCTGCCGTCCTGGGCGGTGAAGGCCTGCATATCGAATCCGCCGTCGTCCATCCAGCTCATCGTGTGTTTCCCACCTTGTTGTTGAGCCCGTAGGCGATGTCTTCGATTTCCGCTGATGTGAAGTCCGCGAGGGTGATGTCTTGGATGCCGTCCACGAGGCTGGCGCTGCCGTCCTCATGGAGGCGGATGTAGAATCCGCTTGATGCGAGCAGCAGGCATCCGGTCTCGTGGAGTGTCGGCGGGTTGAGTAGTTGGCTGGTCATTTCTGCGCTTCCTTGACGATCGTGTCGATGATGACGTCCACGAGGTCGGGCACGTCGAGGTCGACGTATCCGACGATGTGACCGAGCGAACGCCTTGCTTCGATTTCGTCCCACCCGTCGGCATAGGCCGGACGGATGGCGTCGCCCTGGTTCTCAAATTCGCTGAATATCTTCGACGCAGGCCTTGCGCAGGTCTTTGTTGTAGGTCTTTATGTACATCAGTGCTCCTTTGGTGTGGTTTTCAGGCTTTGAATTGTTTGATGCTGTCGATTGGCTGGAGCAGCACCGCAGTGAGTTGGAAGAGGGTCATTCCAAACATGTCGGCGATTTTTTCCAGATCGCTTACGGTGAGGTCTTTCTTGCCGGTGAGTTTCTTGTTCGCCAGCGGCCTTTCGCATCCGATCGCTTTGGCTACGTCTTCTTGCGTCATGCCCCTTCGAGCCATCTCCCCTCGGATGTTGGCTCTCATGAGTTCCGTTTCGCTTGTCACCCAACCTCCTTTCTCGTTTCGTTGCTGATTACAGATAGTACTTATTTGGATACTATTACACGGGTACTTAATTGATTACTTTACAAAAAGTACACAATTGGGTATTATGAAACCATGGGAACAAGAGCTAACACCGACGTGACAGACGGAGCGCGGAGCATCATGGAATACTGCAAAAAACTGCAATCCAGGAGCGGTATGACCGCTACGGATTTCGCAGCGGAATGTGGATTCAGCCGCAACTATTGGTTCGTCCGCGCCCGGTTCGACGCGCCCTTGACGGTATCGGACTGCGAACGAATCGCCAAGACATGCGGGATGACATTGCGTCAGCTATTCGCAAACGCACTGGCGGAACAGGAAGAAAAAAGAACAGCCGAAACCCTCAACAAGCTGCAGAGGGGCGACGTGGCCCTTGCGGCGTATCGGGCCGCTGGCAAGCAGGAGGCCATCAATGGAGAGGCTGGGCCGGATTACGACGAGCCTGCCTGACCTGCCCATCGACCGGCGCATGACATACGGAGCCATGCGCCGCGCCATCATCGGACTGCCCGTAACCGTATCCAGCGCCATACTGCCGGACGGACTATGGGGCTGCTACGACAATGAAAACCACGTCATACTGATTGACCGTCGGCTCACCTACACGGCTAAACGCTGCACTTTGGTGCACGAGCTCTTGCATTGGCGGCATGGCGACACCGGCTGTTCGAACAACAGTTCGAAACTGGAGCGACGGGCGCGAACGCAGACCGCCCTCACGCTCGTCAACCCTGCCGAGCTCGCACTGCTCGAACGCATGTACGAGTACGAATGGCAGATCGCAGACGAGCTCAACGTGACCACGCAGGTGTTGGAGGATTACCGGCGAACCATCACGCCGGCGTAAAATGTGCGTAATATTTTACGACTTGGAGAAGGGAAGTCTTATATATGAAGAAGACGATAGCTGCAACGCTGGCCGCAATGCTGGTGATGACAATGGTGGCGTGCGGCGAGAACGACACAACCGACGAAGAACAGGCAACGAATTCAGACAATCAGACTGATTCGCAGGAATATGCAGGCGGTGACTCTGATAACGGAGAAGACGGAACGCCAATCGCAAGCGGACTGTCCGGCTCATGCGATGGCGATTCCGAATTGATGCCGTCCGCCAGATTGGAAACCACAGGACAATATCTTGGAATCTCGATTGACGGTTACGATAAAGTCAAGGATTTGGCGGCCTCGCAGTTTTACGCTTACACGTTCCTCATCAAGAATCCCGGAGACGACGGCACTTGGTATCAGATAAACCTTGCTGATTATCTAGCCACAGAAGGAACAAAGCGTGAGATAACAAACCTAAAAACCAACGAGAGCAACACATACCCAGGTTGGACCACGTCAGACGACCAACCCGTATTCGAGACCAATATTCCAGACACGATGATTCACCAGAAGGAAGGGAACCTCACTTGGACATTGGCCCTTACCGTCGACGGAGAGGAGATGGCGCATTGTCCGGCAGACGGTGATGCAGACCTCAAATAAGCATAGATCGAAGCCCCACATTTGTGGGGCTTTTTATATTGCTGCCTTATAAAAAGAATGTTAAAACTTGTAGAGTCTTATATATGTGCAATTGCGATTGCACCGAACGTCTCTATTTTCCCTTTTGCAATTTTACTCGCTGTGCAATTTGACTTATACTTTCGAGTGCAATTATAATGCAGTTATAAACGAAAAAGCCCCGACGCTGACCAGAGCAAATCGGGGCGACGGAAAACCAGCTAGATTCTCCATGCACCATTCTAAGGCAAAGCATGGAGGGAAAGACATGGAAGACATGGGATACCAGAACACGCAAGCCCTTTACGACCTAAACCGCACCGGACGCCTCGCCAAGAAGCGCGGAGACAACCTGACCTGCTATACCACTGCGCAACTCGCAATCTCCTTCATGTGCTCCATGACCTACGACTGGGACCGCGAACGCAACCAGCCGCCGGAGAAACTGCGCAAGGTCAACGCGCCATGCCGCTACTACACGCTCGGCTGGCGCGCCATCGCCGACGCATACGGAATGATTCTGCTCACGCCGGAGCAGTCCATGGGCGAGAATGCCGATAAAGAGATGAAGAAGCGCGAGAACACAGTCAAGACGAACATCAGCAACGCTTGGCTGTTCCTTCAGGAGCGTGGTGTGATCAAGAAGCTGGAACCCGCTTCGCTCGGAAAGAACGCCGGATTCCTCCTGCTGCTTGGCGACGCCGAGGAGAATCTGGCCGTGGAACGGTGGGCGCGCCAATGCCTCGGACTGCCAATGATCTGGTAA